CTTGAAAGCTAACACTTGCTTCCCAACGCTATAACCTAGTATGTCTGCAAATAATGAGACACGCAGGGAAACTATCATCTCCCTTTCTGAGCAACTTGTTCGTGCTTGGAAAGCTCGCTACCCCTTTGGAGGGGAGCCTGAACGCATTGCCGGCGAGAACAGGCAAAATGGCCTTATCTACCGAGTGTTGGATAACCTGGACCTCCCCCTTTTGAGGGAGCTAAGAGTTAACCGATATTCGGATCAACGATTTGGCGATTTTGTAACAGGCTTGTACCAAAAGTGTGATTGTCCAATGGTGAAATTGGGTCCCAAAATAGTGACCTATGCCATGGATACCACTGACAGGATTGAAGATCTCTGTCGGGCCTTCGGATACAAGGGGGAGTTTGAGTTGGACTGGAAAGTTCAAACAGACTGCCACAATGCTCTTCTGTATCTAACTCGGGTGTGGGGTGACAACCTCAAGTACAATGTTCAGTACTTGTTTTGCTATTACGCACAGGTTGACCTTCCACCGCGGTCTGAAAAGATCGTGGCGCAGGATGGTTGGCTTTGCTTTGGCAAGCCCGGGAGAACGATCCGTAGACGACTTGTCGGTGACAAGCTTCGGACCTGGGAGTGTAGGAATACACTTCTACAAGGTTTTAAGAAGTGTTTGTTGCCTCTCGAGTTTGAGGATTGGTATGATACAGTGGATGGTACTCGAAAGAGCCTGGCAGGAGAAAGTCCTGTAATGAGCCCAGAGGTTCGAGAGGAGTTGGTTCGAACCGGACGCGAGTTAAGGAGGAAAACTCCTGAACTTCACGTTCGGAAGAACTATAAACTCTCGAATTCTTCCTGTATTGAATCTACCAGGAAGAGGGGTGGCTTTTGTGGTGAATATTTCCGTCGGATGTCACTTCGTTCTGAAGATGACGACCTCGGAATAATTTACCGCATTAGTCCACCTTTCTTGGTTGGGGACTACAGGGAAAAGGGTCGGTGGGAAGGGGGTTTGGTGTATTCACGCTGTGAATTAACATATGTAGATATGTTCACAGAGAATCGTGGAAACACCTTTGAATCCCTCCAAGGCGAGGTGGCTAGGGTGAAAGTGCGTGTTATACCGGAACCTTTCAAGTTTAGGGTTATATCTATTGGCGAGTTCGATGCCTATAGTTGTCTTAAACCATATCAGAATATGATGTGGAAGACATTGCAGCGATTTGACTGCTTTTCCCTAACTGGTCCGGGTAACGACGATCTCTTTGAAAAAGTCCAGGCCATGGTCGGTCGATACTGGGATGTCGGTATGAAATTCCTTAGTGGTGACTATAAAAATGCCACCAATTTCCTTTCTGCTGAAGCGTCAAGAGTTTTGACACAGGAGTGGATTGGATGGGATCATCCAGAATTGATGATGATCCTTGAGAGGAGTTTGTTTAAGTCTAAATTAGACTTCACCGATGCCGGTAAAGGCGTAACGACTGTGCTAGACGAGGAGATTGTCAACACTTTCGAGGAATCAGACATGACGAATGGTCAGCTGATGGGACATCCGTGCTCTTTTCCGATCTTGTGTGCAGTTAATGCCGCATTGTGTCGGATGGCCTTAGAAAAGGCGTGGGGAAGATCGTTCAGCCTGGACGACCTGCCACTACTGATCAACGGAGATGATTGTCTCTTGATTGGGAGTGCAGAGCTTCAACGGGAGTGGCGTTCTAGGACAGCGGAAGTTGGTCTGATTGAATCGGTTGGTAAATCTTACTTTACCGATCGATTCGCAATGATCAACTCACGTCTGTTGCTAGTGAAAACGCACCGCGTTGGAGACTGCGTCCCAGAGAGATATGTAGCAGAAGTCACAAATGATGTTGGCTTCGCTAATCTCGGGATCTTGGTAGGGCGGAAGAAGGGAAACCATGTTGACTGTGAGGTCAACATGAGTCAGAAGGTGACGAATGATAGTGCCTACAAGTTTTGGATGAGTGCAGCTGACAACTTTGAACAGATGAATAAACGTCTGGAAAAGTTGCATGTGCCTCTGACCGAATATGTAGGACACTTTCGTCAATACTTCTATGAAGTTCCACTTCCCCTCCATTTGGAGAAAGAGTACGGTGGGTATGGGCTCCCGGTGGAGAAGGTTGGTTGGGGATTTTGTCAGTTTTCTGGAAAGAAACAGACAATGTTATATCCTAAACCAGTGTCCTTCACACCAAGAAGGGATTCAGCAGTAATGCTTGGAGAAGCATACTACTGTGGAGGAATGGCCTCGCAGTTTGATGATATGGTGTCTCCTGATTTCCTGGAAGAGGTTATCAGGAGATGCAATGACATCTGGAACGGCGTGGTCGAAGGCGAGATTCCAACTTGCCCTCCAGAGCCTAAAGCCCAGAAGGATTGGATAGTCACAACTTTATGATCTTGTTGTGCAATGCAACGGTATACGTCCAGGGGTGGACGTAGCCGAGGTGCCCGTTTGAGGGCTTAAGTGGAAAGGACTACGACTTTGTTCGTGGTGCCGGATAGTGGTCTTACATATCCTACCTCCTTCACAGTTTACAAGAACGTACAACCGAT